ATTTACACTGTAATTCGAGGCAGCCACTTACTAAAAATTACTAGATAACACAAGTTTAGCGTATCTTACGATTCTGGGCTTGTCTTTTTGCTTTTTCGTGAGCCTTTTCTTCTCTTTCTGCCTGTATTCTGAAGTAAGCGTTCCAAGCAAACAGTTCTTGGGTAGATATTTTTTGTCGGAGCTCTTTATGGGTATATCCCAGTTTCTCAGCGATAAAAAACTGAAGAAACATGAAGTTGTCTTTTTCTAGTTTAGCTTTTTACGGCATCAGGGCTGACCTCCTCGCCCATGCTTTGCATCTTAGTCATTAGATCAAGTAAGACCGATAACGGAATCTCTCTTCTTAAAGTTGGTATGTCTCCTGCGGTAAAAAGTTTTGCACCTGACTCATCTTCTGCTTTTGTAACAATAACTTGTAAAGCAAAGTCAAGGTTTCCTTCCTCCTGACCTTTATTCATGGCTAATAGTGTATTGTTTATTGTATCTCTGTCAGCTATCGTAAGAGGCGACCAAAACACTTTTAGGATAAGTTCTTTTCCCTTAAAAATAGAGTAACTACTACGTTCTTCAATACTAAAGGCTTGCTTTAGTTTGTCGATTGCTCTTGTTGTTGGCATAAAAAATCATATCTATTCTTGTAGTATAGCTTATTACTAATAATCAGCACCAAAACTTATATTTTTAGCTTTAAATGTTTCAGCCAGTGCTAATGCGATAGCGTCATTGTACTGTTGATTCCCCATATAAATTTTATACCAATCAGGATTTTTACTTGGAGGAGTTATTTCATCCACTATCTGCTCATGCTCATAGTAAGTCACACCTCCTGCAACTCCCACAGGTGCAGTAGCTCCTGGATTATTTACAGCGAAACCAGCATATTCAGCTTCGTTACCCACATATAAATCTTTTTCTAAGGGTACTTTTTTGGGTCTTTTTCTTTTTGGTAGTCGTCTGGTAGTTTTTATTTGATCGTAAACACTGCCCGTACTATCAGGGTCAGACATTACTTCAAGCAGTGAGGCATCATAGCCTTCTATTTTACCGTCATCTATCTTTTGTCTTTTCTTAGATTTAGTCACTGGTTCCACTGGAGTTTCACTTATTTTCCAACTTGTAGCAAAATGACCTGTCCACCATGGACCAGCAGCTTGTAAATCCTGTACCATCGCAGAGGCAACCTTACCTCTAAGTCTTATCATGTCTTGCTCTAGATCGTTAGCAAGTTGTGAAATGTCTTTGTTAGGCATTGGCGGTAAAACTACAACTGACTACAGATAGAAAGTGACTCTCTCTTTCTGTGCTAACAGAAGTTGGTCCAGCTATCTGGGAAACACGGGGAGAAACAGAAAATGTATCTGAATAGTTTGATGCGTTTACTGAAGTCAGTCCATCTATAACAGCTTCAGCTATAGCTGCTCCATCTGCTGTTCCTTTATTTTTGGGAGTCATTACCCCACAGGTTATTGATCCTCCGTAGTAATCGAGTGCTCCTCCCTGTGGTTGAATTGTTGACTGTGTGAAATCAAGACTTACCATCACATACTTTTTATCTTTACCTGGAGTTGTAAAGGGCATATTGTCAAACACAACTGTAACTGTGTTGTCAGCAGTTGTTACTGCATTTTTGATTGCGGTTTCAAATGCTGCTCTTGCGTTTACTAAAGTCATCAGAAAATAACGTCAACTCTAAATAAATATTCCTGACCGCCACGCAAAGTTCTTACATCTGTAATCTTTGCAACTCTG